TAGAGGCAACCTCGGCGGCAGCCTCCAATGTGATTGGGTGTATGTAATTAGACACGATTATAAAATCTGGGTGAGTAATCAGCTTCCCAAGATAACGCATGTAGCGTAGCTGGGGACGGATGAGAAGATTTAAGTGTAAGAGTTATATTTGTATTACGTTCGTATATAGGTACAGTCTTGATATATGTTTCTAGATATGGTGCAGAGTTAGTATTATACTCATCTAAAATACTAGACTCATATACTTCTGTGTAATCTGTTTTACCTACCCGTTCCAAAGTAGTTTCATATGTACCAAGCTTACCAAAGTGTAACTTAATTCTATGTAGAACTAAAGATGAGTTTACGTCAGATTGTACTTTACCTTCTCCACCACTCTTAAATGGATAAAACTTAGGAAACTTAACTTCATAATTATATACATAACCTATATGTAACGGAAGTGGTGTATCACCAGTATTCGACCAATCACCTTGTAATGTTAGTGTAGTACCCGATGTTTGTAACTCAGGAGTTGTCTGATACCGTGCAAGTCTGTCATTATTTGTTCCAGCATATGTATCTATAACTGCTAAATTATATTCTGGATTAGAAATCTGATCTAACCAAGGTAAAGTAAATGTAGTTGTATTAGTAGATGCATTGTACGAGCCACCAAAGAAAGGAACATGATTATCTAAATGTAGTAAATAATCTACACCTCCTTGTGTAATACTTAGATCTTGTGTGGACTCAACTAACTGCATGCTTTGTAAGTAGTAATCACTATCTAAAATAAAATATTCATCATCTATGATAAAATGATATATCAGATTTTTATTTAGTTTCCATTTAAACCATGCAGCTTGCTGACGCTTATCACCAATATTTAAATACTTATAACCAAATACTATATTAGTCCCAGTTTTACCTAATAATATTATAGCATTTTCTCGTGAGTTTGTTAGTAAGTCTATATCATTTGGTAACAATGATGGTACAACTTTAGTCACTTCAACAATATTAGGCTCTCCTTCTCTTGCAATATTAGCCACCTCATTTAGTCGGCTAAATCGTCCAGAGTTATCTACATAGGCAACTGTTGTTCCTAGTGATATCGGAGGCATGTCTACATTATAATTAAAAGTAGCAATACTTTTTAACTTTGCTGTATCAGGGTTTAGTACGGTATCATCAGATGTTAACAAAAACTGTTGGTTTGAACTAAATACAATAAGACCTGTATTGATTTCTATACCATCAAATAGCTCTGAAGGAAACATAGATGCGGCAGATATATCAATGGGGTCGCTAGCTGATGTTGTTAATGCAGATTCTGCAAAGAAGTCTGGCCTACCTAATGTACCCGGTCTACATAGTATTACATTTTCTCCTGATAAAAATGCTAATCTATTTCTAAAAAATAAAACTTTATTTATTCTACCATCAAAGTTATTGTTAGCATCCCTAGATATAAATGAAGGTAATGGATTAGTATTATCGTCACCTACTCTTCTATCCTCATACACAAACGATTTGACTGTAAAAGTAGTAGCAGCTGTCCGTTGTATAACTACTGGCATATTAGTCAGTGTTTTAGCTATACCCGGTTTTGCACATTCAGACCAAGCTCCACTACCATCCTTATTGTTTTGTCCATCAAAACGTAGATAGTAGTCATCTTCGTCTGCCATTCGTGCGTTTTTAATTTGTACAATATATCCGTGTTTACACTGGTTTGGTAGATTAGTTACATCGTTAACGGAGTCTTGCATGACTCGCATCAGGTCTTCTTCTACTATTTCTACGTTAAACGTGCTAGTACTAGATAAGTACATAACAGAACCTATAATCTGAACATTTATAGGTGAGGTGGGTATCTGCTCAATAGCAGTTTTCATGCCAGCTAATATTGTATCTGAGGTAACAGTTGTGTCAGCATCAAACGGTGTAACAGCTGGACGTATGAGACCTGCGTTAGATCCATCGTATTTAGCTGCGACTGTAGTTTCTTCGTGGTCAGTTATTTCAATAGTATAGACAGCTACACGAAAATCATCTTGAGGACTATTACCGCTAGCACCACCACCACCAAAACCTTGACCGGTCATTGCTACAGTTATTCGATCTCCAGTCTCCCAACCTTCGCCACCATGTAATAATGTAACTTCGGGCTGATAACTACAAACAAAATCAGTAGAGCTATTATTAGCGTTACCTTGTTGACCTAGTGTAGATATACGAAAAACAAGGTTCTTTTTACTGTTGTCAGTAACGACTGACCCACTAGAGTTTACAACTATTCCTTGTTCTGCTCGACGTAGAAGTTGACTGTCATTACCAGAATTGTTTAGGTCAAGAGTGCTTGATGTATTTTTACTAGGAGCATACTTAAGTTTGAAGTTATTATCATCAACCTTACTAACATAGAAATCACGGTTGTCTGCAAAGAAACTTTGAGTGTCTTGCATGTTAGTACCACCAGCAGAGTGATACAATAGAATAGTGTCAGTATCAAACCCGTGACCCGTTTTAGTTATAGTTTCATTAGAGGTATTAACATTTGCTGCTGGTACTAGATCTCCACTAGCATTTGTAGATATATCAAAAACTTCAGTGCCTATACCATAGCACTCTCCGCTACCAACAGCTTCATTTAGTGTTTGAGTTTTAATTCTAATTCTTGTAGCACGCTTAAGCGTTACATTTCGAGTAGCATCAGTAGATCCATCAGTAATATTGAGTCCATACTGTCTACCATTTTCTGCCCGTATAAGCTCAATCAAAGCGAAGTGATCGTCAGGGGTAGCATCAGTAGATCCTGTTGTACCTACAGCAGTATTAGGATTGCCAGTATCCCTATTTGAAACGAAAGTAGTATCATTGATTGTTAGTGTCTGTATGTTTTCTGGTGAACTTGTAGCTAGATAATTAGTTATAGTTGTCTGATTATCATAGGCGGTAGTCATCAGCTCACCATTTTTACAACTCCATACACGTACTTGTCCATCTGCTGCTATTTGACCTATATAAGATCCTTCTGTTTCATCTCTATAATAATGAAACCATGATCCACCAGACTGTACATCTTTGAGTTTACCTGTAGCTGTGGAATGACTTCTATCACTGTCGTTGACTAAAGACGAGTCTATTCGTTTTAGACCCGGTCTTTTAAATAACCCTTTGGTTATATCTGGTATGGCATTTACAGACTCTATAACCTGACCGGGAAATTTTAAGTTGTCAGGTTGTTCTGACATCCCAGATGAATATGATGGGATTGTTTGTGTTATGCCTGCCATTATCGTCTAAGGTTTCTCCATGGTTGATAGGTTTGATATGAAGTATCTTCTTCAAATCCAAACATACTATGATCGGCTTGATTACATTCGTACTCCATAAGAGCAGCTCTTGCCTGTTGTTCTTGTACACCCAGTAATCTGACTAGCTGTGGGTTGGCTACAAGTTGTGTAGCTGCTACTCTAGATGCTCTGTATACTATATATCTTCTAAAGGAAACAGGTAAATCTTCAAACTGATATAGCTTAACTATATCTAAATCTAGTGGGCCTGTAAAAACATCTGTATGATCTTGCTTATCATATAACTTTCCGTTACGTCGCACAAAATCGTGTGTTCTTCTAGCTTGATTATCATGTAAATCTATTGATAATATATCATTACCTATGAGGATATGCCCATCTGAATTGGGACTGAATGATACATGCTTTTCTGTGTTGAAGTGCCAGCCCTCTGACTGCGTATCAACGTTTGCATCCCGTAGTAAGTTAAATATAAATGCTATTTCTGGGTTCTCTGATATCTGTGACGATAAAGAGTTATTACCTGTTGATGTGTTTAGTGTTGTTATTGGTGCTTGTCCGATAGCTCCCAGTATAGAGTTCACTGCGGATAGTTCGGTATCGGTGTCAATAGTTGTGGTAGCCATAAGAAAAAAAGGAGGCCGAAGCCTCCGTATAATGTGTAAGTTAGAAAGCAGCGTTTCCAACAGTTGTTGCTTCGCCAGCAGCGTTGCGGCTTGTTGCCACACCAGCTACGAACTCAACAGCAGCAGCAGGGTTAAGTGCATCTACACCCATAGCTAGACGACCTAAGATAACGTCTCCTTGGTATACCACTGAGATGTCTCCAGATGTTGTCTGAACTTGTGGGCCGATTGCTTCAACGCAAGCAGCAGCTTCTTTTTGGAAGATAAGTCCACAGCTGTTTTCAAATGCAGAAGTACCGTTACCATAAGAGTTAACAGTCTTAGTTGCAGATGAACCAGCAGTCTCATCAGCCATAGCAACTTCTACGAAGTCACCAGTTGCTCCGGGGTCTGTAACACCGGGGTTTGTAGCAGATGCTGTACCAAACTTAGTACCGAATCTACCGAAGAATGGGATGTTCATTGACTTGTAGATGGTGATACCAGCTATTTCAATGATTCCGTTACCTGATTGTAACGCATCTCCTCTCTCATTACGGTTGATTAAACCGTTTCCTTCTACGCCTTGGATAAGTTCATAGTACTGTCTTGGGTTAAGTACAGCTACTCTACCCTCTTGTCCTACTCCCTTCTCGTCAAGTGCAGCGGCAGCGTCGTAGAAAGCGTTGATTAGAGCAGCAGGCTCGTATGCAGCAGCACCGTTTGTTGCAGTACCTGTTACACGAATCTGTGTTCCACCGGGCTCTTTGAAGTTAGACTTCGTAATTGGAGAAGCCTGTCTTGCAGCCTTTGTGATTGCTCTGAAGATCTTTCTGTCATACTGCTCTGCAAGAGCGTATCCGATCTTACGAGAAATTTCACCACGTAAATCGTAGTGAGCAAGTGTC